TTATATCCTCATTAAGTTTTCGCTGTTGATTATCTGATTCTCTTATTTGTCGTTCTAATCTATCAAATCCAGCTTCTGCTCTTGCTAGTTCTTCTCTAGCTCTTATTATGCTATTAGCATTTACTGCATTACTAGAAGTTCTTTGTAATTGCTCAAATGAACTCAGTACTATATTCATAGCAGTTGTCATATGCCGAAATGCAGGTGTCATTCCATCAAATATGCGAATTGATGTCTGTATTGTAGCCATTTTTTCACTCTCCTTTCTGTTAATTTAGATAATAAAAACACTTACTAAATTAGTAAGTGTTTTTATAATTAATACATCTATTTTTTGCCTGCCCAAAACTGCTTCCCACAATTCAAGCATGTAACTCTAACTTTCTTTGCTCCTAAATTTCCAGCTACTAAACCTATACCACCAGTTAGACTAGCTCCTACCATTGCTTTCCCTATACCAAAACCTTTTTTTTGAGCTGTCAAGGATGTTGAACCACACTTAGGGCAACAAGCAACTGATTCTTGTTGAGCTTTTTCAATATTATTTTTTCTATTTTGATTTTGTATTATTTTTTCCTTTTCTGAATTACTCATAGTATCATCAATAAAATTAATTTTTAATTCTTCAAAAGAAAAATCCACTATTTTTTTTGCTTCCTTTATATTCAAACCACTTATTTCCATTACATTTTTTATTGCGTTTACTTTTTCTTTTCTATATTTTCTATAAATTTCAGTCATATTTATTTCTATTCCATTAGCATCAACGATTAAGTCATTTGATTTAATATTATTATCTTCAATAATTTCAGTTTCTACAGCAACCCCACAACTTGAACAAAACTTGCCTATGCCTGTGATTTCTGCACCACAATTTGAACAAAACATAACATTTCCCCCCCAGTATAATAATTTTATAAGAATATTATACTATATTAGTAAAATTTTTACATTATCATCACATCCTTTCATTAAAAAAACACCTACATTAGTAAGTGTTTTTAGTATTTTTGATTTTAAATCTATATATTATTTTTCTTTTAATATAAATTCTTGCTCTGAACCACTATATTTTAGTTTACAATCAGAAACTAGTAAATCCTTAGGAATTTCAAATGCAATATTACCTGTTACATCTAAATTAGGATTTACAGTATCCATAGTTATATATTTATTTCCTACATCAATCAATAAAGATGGAACATATTTTGAATTATCTGGTCCTATTAATGTGAATGAATTTAGCATAAAAGATTGGCTTTCCTTAGTTTGATTTTTTATTGTTAAATTTATAATACCATATTTGCCACTATCTGGAGTGTACGCCAAATAACCAGAAGCTACTGGTATTTCACTAGCTTTTGAAATACTATTAACAGTTAATTTTAAATCTCCTATATTACCTTCTTCACCAATATATTTAGTTAAATCTTCTTTTTGTTTTTCAGTGCTTCCATTATTAGTACTGTTCCCTGCTATTGCTCCAACAACCCCAGAAAATATAATAATAATGATAAACCAAAATAGACATCCTCTTCTTCTCTTTCCTTCTCTCATAATATCCCCCTAAATTATATTTTATAAGAATATTATACTATATATTCAAAATTTTTACATTATAGTTTGACTCCAAAACCCATTTTAAGACCTGTAATTTTAGATAACTTCTGAAATACTGAACAATGATAGATACATACACTATTCTCATAATACTTAAATTTATGCTTGCATCTGCAACATGGATTATCTTCCTTTTTTATGACCTCATCATCTTTTTTAAACACATACACTTGAATATGTCTAGCAATACAATATAAATCTTTTTCTGTAAGTTCTATATCTTTATTCATTCAATCACCTTCTTTTTCACATAAAAAAAGTACTTACTATTAAAACAAGTACTTTGCATATTTTTTCTAATTTGTGGTATAATAAAGGCAAGAAGAACTACAATCTATTTAGCGGTAGAGTGAAGTTCATAATTTTAAAAAATATAAATTATTTAAATTTGCGGAACTTTATTTTAAAACCAAGTTCCCAGCCACTTTTACTCTTGCCACGAGTAGAGTGGCTTTTTACGTTTTTGATACATCTACAAACGATATATCCAATTAAACTAGCTATCAAGCTAGCTAATATACTAAGTAAAAAATTGTCCATACTTCCCACCTCCTTTCATTAGGAAGTAGGTTTTATCCCAGTATGAACTCCACTCTATAAATTGTAGATTACATCTTCTTGCTACAATTATTATAACATATAATTCTTACATATTTTACCTATATTTTATCTTCTTCTACTTCTTCTAGCTTCTTTAGCAATCTTTTTTTCTTCTTTTATTTCTTCTTCTACTTTAATATCTATAGAAGCAGCAACAAATGCCCTCTCGAAGTCTGGTAAATCTGTATATTCATGTGGTTTCCATTTGAATTTATGAAGGCAATAATGAGCTACACTAGCATCATAATCGCCTCCTTCAATTAGTTTTTTGCTTCTTCTACTTTATCTTCAAAAGTCCTATCAAAACCATTCACTTCTCCTACCTCACTTGAAAGGTCTGTGTATTCACCAGGAGTTAACATTGTTGTTAATAGTTCCTCTGCTCCCATTACACCATAGCTATTTTGAAGTTCTGCATCATGTAAATCTGGAAATACTACAGTTTCTACACACAGTTTCAAAGTATAAGTATTAAAATCTGTTTCACTAGTGTATTGCCCTGTTGCTTTCCCTTTTTTATTTAGTACAGGTACTCTTATAGTTGAATCTTTTCTTAATTGTCTATCTCTATCTGAATCTATTGCTTTAAGTTCCCATTCGATTGCTTTTCCATCTTCTCCTATAAACCTTTCACTTGCCACATACTTTCTATTCTCTACTTTTATTGCATTTTGACTTAAAAAAGCGTTTAAATCTCCCATATTCTTATTCTACCTCCATCACCAAATATTTTGTTTGTTTTTCTATTGTTGCAACACCAGCTTCATTTATTTCAAATTTTATGATTATTGGCTTTAATGACGAACCATCAATTGTATCTGTTGCTAACTTATCTGAAATATCTATAAGATATTTTCCTGCCTTTTTATACATCTCGCTGACACGTTCTTCCAAAGGTCTTTTATTGCTATAATCAAAAGAAATTGAATCTTTTATCTCATATTTATCCTTAATTTTAATCATCTCCTATTCTTATAAATAAAAAATACACATACATAAATCATAAATGTGTATTTTACTCCATACCATTTGCTATATTAAATTTCTCAACTAATTTCCAATTCTCAAAAGTAAAATCCATATCTTCATCTAAATACTCCCCATCAGCATCAAATTTAGCAATTATGCCTGAGTCCATATTGCAATCTTCCAGTATTATAGTTTGACGACCCACTGAACTTGTTGGGTCTTCATTGGTAATTTGTATATCGAAGTAAATATCCTCACCAGTTTCTTTATACTCATACAACAATTCTCTAAATATAGAGGTATTATAATAAAATGTTGCATTTCCTGAATATTTACTTCCTGTTGATTTATTTCCTTTTGTAGTACTACCTAATATAGGTATCTCACTCTTATTCTTTTCCATTTTAGCTTCTAAGTTAATAGCTTGCATAAAATTATATCTTTTACCTTTTATAGTTACAAAACACTCTGCCTTAGATGCACTTATTGTATCTCTTGCTTTTATTTGTTGTGCCATTATTATTCTCCTTTCTTATTGTTAACTAACTGAAACAGTCATATAAAGCTTACTCATAGCACTAATAACTTTTACAGCATCACTTACTACAACAGTCTTCTTGTCGCTTCCAGGTTCTACAGAAACATCATCAGCTTTGAAATCTTCTATTGCTCTCATATTTTGCAGTTGTTCATGATGCTTAACTACATCATTCCAAAACGAGATACGACCAGATTTATCATTTGGTACTTCACCCAAGTACTTTGTATTAAATAAAGTCGCTATATCATTAGCAATCTGGTCAAGTACTCTAACACTTTGATTACTTGAAAAGTCGTCATTCTTTTCATCTGTAAAACTAACAAAAGTATTTATATCCTCTAATACATGAACTTCATCTCCAACCTTATGAAATATAAACTTACCAGTTTTTAAAGCTTCTTCTAAATGTATTTGAGTGTAATTAACATCTACATCAAATTCACCATCATATCGCTTGTTAGTATTAGATTTATTTATATCGCATCCTGCTATAGCTCCAGTAGTCCAGTAAATTAAGCTAGATTCTAATAATCCAGTATCTTTAATCTTATTTTCAACAGATACTACACCTTCATAATCTGCATCATTCTTTTTATATAATACAGTTTGAAACTTAGCCCCAACTTTGTCTCTCATTCTCTTAGTAAACTCTACAAACAAACTTTTAATCTCTGCTGTTGTAGCCAAACATCCTAGTGCATTAAATGAGTAACTTTCTATCTTATCAAGAAAAGCTTGATACTCTGTTCCTGTCACAGCTTCACCATTAGTTCCATTAGTAAAAGTTAATCCTGCTGTAGCCTCTAATGTTGCTTCCTTCTTCCAAGTGACATAATCATTATCTTGCAGTTCTGTAATAACTTTAGCTATTTGAGTATCAACTTTCTTATTATCTAAAAGTGTTACAACATCAAATTTAGCATTATCATCTATATTTGTTGTTACTATAACTTTTAAGTCATTACCTCTTATACCACTGCATCTAGCTGTAGCAATACTACAACTAGCTTTAACACCTTTATTTAATTTATAGAAATATCCTAGCCTTATATTTTTAAATAAATCTCTCAAACCTTTCAACTTCTCATGTGTATAATCATATCCAAAATACTTAGTTGAATACTTCTCAAAATCATCACTAGTCACTTGAAATACTTCTTCATCAATTCCCCAATCAAGTTCTAAAGGCATTGCAACAATACCTCTATCGCTAAGTGAACTGGTTGCCCTTGTGGCACTTACAAAGTTTATATAGCTACCTGGTAATACTTTATTCTGTGTTACAAATGTTCCTCCACCTAAAGCCATCTAACTCACTCCTTTCATGAATTTATTTATTCTATCCTCTACCTCTGAGAAGGAATACAATTCATTTTCTTTTAAAATTGCATTTAATAAATCTTTTCTATTTACATACTTCTTAGAATTAACTATCTGCTCCTTAGTAAACTTATATTCATCTTCTTTACTTAATACTTTAGCTTTCAATACTATCACCTCTTTTTAAACCACCGAATAACTCTACTGTATCCATCTTATCTGTATTATTACTTTTTATAGTGAAATAGTTATAATCAACAAAGAAATGGAGTACATTATCTATAATTTCATAATTCATATTTGTTCCTCTAACTAAATCCCCTTCAATTTCTATATACTCTAATTCCTCCAGTAAAATTTCAGCTACCTCATTTATTTCAAATGATTTATCATTACTTTTTGGAAAATAGTGTACATCAAAGGAATTCTTTTTTAGTGTTCTACCACTTGGATATGGTACTTTACTTGGATTTATAGGAACAATAAGAAAACAAGGTTCATCTATACCTTGCTCCACATCTTCACTATAAATTGTATATTCATTTCCAAATGATTTATCTAATTTAATAGATATTCCATCTATAATATTATTAAGCATCAAACACTCCTTTCAACAAAATTAATAGTTTTTTCTCTATAATCTTATCAATCTGACCTTGTAACTCCATTTCTGAAATAGTTAAAAAATGTTGTCCTTTAACCCATCCCTTACCATTCTTAGTCCTATGCCCAAACTCAACATATGAAGCGTATTCTGTTGGATTGATAACCTCTATGATGTAATTATTACCACTTTTATACACTGGAAGTGACCTAGCATAAGCTATTCCACTCCAACCTTCTCTTAGAAATCCTGTATCAACTGGTGTTCTTCTAATTACTTTTCCTAAAAGTCTTGCTGCTAATTCTCTTGCTGCATCTTTGCAAAACTTATCTAAATCAATCTTTGTAAATTTCTCCATTCTTCTACAAGCTCTTTTAAACTCTCTAAAATCAACACTACCCCATCTAGCCATTAAGCCTTGTTCTTAAGTAATTCTAAGATAATTTCTTGATGGTTTGGATATATAGCTGATTCTCCACTTCTTGCATATTCTCTTGTTATATTATTTTGAGTAGTTATAATAAGTTTTGAACCTGCTTTAATGTTTATGTTTGGAGATATAAAGAGTTTAATAGTCTGTACAAGTTTAGCTACTTTTCCATCTGTAGCTGATGTAATATTTTTATATGATAACTTACAAGGTTGATTTTCTAATACGACTACTTCTTTATTGTTAGCTCGTTTTGTTACAGGGTCTTTAATTGGCTGATACTCTACTATAGTGCATTTATCTCTATACAGCATTTCTATTGCTTTTCTAGTCTTATCCATCATTATTTCCACCTAAGTTTTCTGTATCTATTTAATTGTGACTTGTAATCTTTAAGTAAAGATTCCTTAAATTCACTAGCTGAACTTCTGTAGGAAACTGATGTATCACCTTCTGATATAGAAGAAATAGAGCCTAGTGCAATATCTTCGCTTCCTAGACTCTCATTTTTATACATATCTATAGCCATTCTTAAAATAGTACTATTTAATTGTTCTGGTATAGTAGGTACATTACAATAGTTTTTGACCATTTCTTCTACATCTTCTAGTATAAACTCTAGTATTGTATCTTTTGAATCATCTTCTCTACTAAATCCTAAAAGCTTTTTTAGTCTTTCAACTTCCATATTAACACCTCTAATTTATTGTACCCATAAACACTTGGTCAGCATAAGGAAAACTAGGTAAGACTGTTGCAACTGCTTTTATCCACTTAGCAACTGGGTCAGCAGTAGAATACTGCTCTACAATTATATTTCCAACTGAACTAATGTCTATTGATGGATTTTTTCTAAGTTCTAATTCCTCTGCTGTTAATCCAAAGAAAGTATCTCCCATCTTGCCGTCAGGCATAAGAATAAACTTATTTTCATCTAAAAATCTCTTTGTTGTGTATTTACCATCCTTACCTTGAACTCTATATCTTTCATCATAAGTAAAAATAGGAGGAAGAGATTGAGAAGCTAAAAATACATTTAATTCTTTTAAAGTAAGCAATTTATCACTATTTACACCAAATATAGCTTTTCTTAGTTTTTCATCTCTTAATATCGTGTTTAAAATAGTTTTAGAGGTTAATGACCTTGTTGGAGTAAATCCAGTATCAACAACTATTTTATCAGTCATATTATAAATATCTCCTAATATATCTGGTGTTCCACTAGACCAAGTTTTTGTTTCTTTATGATTTGTTGGAGTTCCATATTTTAAAGAAGCTTTAACTCCATTTTCATTTATATTAAGTTCTCCTGTTGTTAGAACTTCCATTCTCATTGCTTCTATTCTAGTATTTACACTTGATACAAGGTTATCAACATCATTAAATATTTGATTTATCATTTGAGTTTCTTCTTGTGAGTTTCTTGGCTCTTCAAGTACAATTATATCTTTTTCATCTAGTTTAATTTTTCTTTTCACAAGTGCAAGTTCAGCAATACTTAAATTAGCACCTTCTCTTGATGCAATCTCTGCTTCTGTATCAAAAGCATGAACACTTGCTGATACTGGAAGATTAGATGCACCTTTTATCATCTTTATTTCAAGTCCTTCTATCTTTTGAGTTGGAAATAATAAATCTCCCATTGTTTCTTTTAATTTTCTAGTCTTTGTATAGTTTATCAGCTCTTGAACTGACAATAATTCTTCTACTCTTGCCATATTTCATCCTCCTACATAAATTTAATATTTGGTAATTTTGTCTTTATAGTTTCTATAGCTTCTTTTACATACTCACCTTGCAATCTTTCGATTATTACATAGCCTTCCACCATTGATGCAACTGGTTGTGGTCCATAAGTAACATCTACAGTTGAAAAAACTATTCCTACAGGGTCTTCTGATAATGTGTATGTATAACTACCCGAAGAACCTCCTCTAGTTATCTTTACCACTTTGCCACTCTCACCTAATAAACTACCTGCTAACACATATTTCTTTCCATTTTCATCAGCCACTACATCTGTATCTAATGCTGTTTTTGAAAAGTTAATATAGTGTTGAGAAGCTAGAAACTCGGGTGTGTTATCAAAATTTACCTCTTTAAAATACATACTTTATCCTCCTTTTTATTTTATACTCCATGCGTCAGCATATGGATTTTTAGAACCTTCCTCATTCTTTTCTTTAGCAATATTTTCAGCTCTACTTAATGTATTTTTATTGCCATTATCGGGGCTGTAATTTATCTTAGTCTCTCCTGTTTTTATTAAGAAAGATTTTTGAGTTAACCAAGTATCAGTCTGTTCCTTTAGTCCTGTAAAAGTACCATTTTCATATTTTATTTTTTCTAAATCAAGTTCTGCTTTTGCTGCTTTAGTGCTATGAACATTAAGTTTAATAAGTTCATTTTCTAACGCCATATCAAACTCTTTTTGTTCTTTTTCCTTTAATTTCTTTTGATATTCTTCATCTTTTGCAGTTAATTTAGTCTCATAGCCTTTTTTAAGCTCTTCAATCTGCTCTTTTGTCATTCCATCCTTAAAACCTTCAATTGCTTCTTTAGAGGCTTTTAGTTCCTCTTTTACCTTTTCATACTCAATTTTATTAATATAATTTTCTAATTCTTTTAATGATTCAGCTTCTACTTTCTTTGCATCTTCTTCACTAAGACCTAGTGCAATTAGTTCACCTTTTTTCATTTTATTTAATTCTCCTTTCATTTTTAGAAAATAAAAAAGCCCTTGTTAGGACTTACTAAAACCAATATTATTCTCACTACAATTATTTATTGATATAGCTTCTATTTGTGATAAATCTATTACAGTTGTTCCATCTTCATCTAAATACCCTTTCAAATACCTACAATCTGAGTCAGCTTCCATAAAATCTTTCATTAACTTATCAGTAACATCTTCGTTTGTTATTCCAGATACACAATTTCCACTCTTAAACCAAATTACATACTCTTTCAATAATACAACCCTCCTTTCATTTCTTACAAAATAAAAAATCTTTGAACAAATTATTCATAAATAATATGGCTTATTAGCGAAGCTATAAGGTATATTGCTTTTCCTATCAAATACCCACTTATAACTCCTGCTAAGCCATAAACTAATCTAACACATGTAAAAGTATTATTATCTACCATGTTAGCTATACCTAAAACATGAGCCATGATTATGTTGATACCTATAAAAACACCTAAAGCTATACCAACAACTGTAATAATAAATGCCATAATATTTCTAACACTTATTTTGCTTGGCTTTTTAATATATTTCTTTTTAAACATATTTCCATCCCTCAAAACTTATTCAATACTTTCTCTTAGACGTTCCTCTAATTGTTTTACAATACTATCTATATCAACTTTATTTTCTTTTGCAAATATTCTATTTAATTTTTTCTCTAATCTATCTACTACTTCATTGAGTGTTTCAATTTCTTTTGTAGCACTTTTTATATTTTCCTCAAAATCAGTTGTATCTAGTTCCAATTTAGCTGAAAGTTCTAATTTATTTTTCTTGTTGTTATCTTCATCAACATATCTATGTCCTCTTTCTAAATTTTCATATAACTTCTCAAATTCACTAAATGTACATGAATAAATCTTGCCTTCACTATCTTTTATAATAAAATCTCCATTAGTTGCCCTAATAACTCCATTTTTATATTTTATACAGATAGTTTTCTTTACTTCACCTCTATGAATCGTAGAATTTAAAGATTCATCAAGCCATATAGTTCCTTTTTCAAAAGCTTGATAAAACCATTTAGGAGTATTAGGACTTCCTAATATCCATTTAAAAGCTTCTACTTCCTCTGATTTCTTTTTAAATTTAGCCATATTATTTATCCCCCTTTAAATTTTTAATCATATCTTCATTGCTAACTAGTAAAGAAGATATGATAAATATCACACCTAAAATAAAATTAAGTAGTGGAAATAAAGCCATAAAAATAAAATTACACTTTCTTCTCACTTTTTTATTTTTAAGAATCTCAATCAATTCCTCATTACTATCAATCTTCATTTTAAATAAATAAAGCCCTGTACAAAACACAATTATTGATAAAATATATAATTTAAGCATTTCAAATCACCCTCTCAATAAATTTTTACATAATAAAAGCACCTACTAATTTATAACTTAGCAAGTGCTTTTACATATTTACTATTTGTATATCTTTCCATAAATCCTTTAGTAATTTACCATCAATGTTGTAATTATCAACCATATCCTTACCATTTTTATAATACTTTGTATCTCCATTAGGGCAAAGAGTAATAAACCTTGTATCATCATCTCCAATAGATATATTATATGGTTTATTATATAAGTCAAATTCTATATCTAATCCTAAATCAATAGAATCAATTAAATGTTGTAAATTCTTAAATTTATTATCCATTTTACTCTCCTTTCAAAATATCTTTGTTTGCTATTTTATGAGCTTTTGTAAGCTCCATATCCTTCTCTCTTTTTACCTTATCATGGTTATTTTCATCAGCTAACCAATCATGTTTATGAGGTACAATTTTATGTTGCTTTGGGTTTCTATGGTCAGTTAAGTCTAAATCTAATCTAGGTTTTCCTGTATTACCATAGTATCTTCTTTGAATTAATTTACCATCTTTGTAATTATCAAATACACTATTTGGTTTTGATTCAAATGGCACTGAATGAACACTTCCACTAGTTAAATTTCTCTGATTCTTAACTTGCCAATTTACATCCTTATAAAGCTTTTTAGCTTCCTCATACCTTATAGTATCATTATACTTCATATGTTGATATTCATCAAATTTAGAAGGTATTTCATTTCCTAATACCTTTTTATATTCTTCAAATTGTTTTCTATCTTTACTCTCATTTAGTTGCATTTTTCTAAGAGTATCAGCTTTTTCTTTTCCAAGTCTACCCTCTATATGTTTCTCATACCACTCATTATACTTCATATTAGATGGTACATAATATGTTTTTCCATCTTCTCCTTTTGCTGCTCTGTAACCTTCTTCATCTTCAAACCAAGGAGCTGTTGTTGTCCTACAATGACAATGAAATGGTGGAGCTGTAACTCCAACTTGATAATCCTTCATATCAAATACTTTTCCATCTAACTCTCTACATATATTTGATGTTTTTAAGTCTAGTGTGGCAATAATCTCATACTTCTCTACATCTAAATCATTGAAACAATCTTTTCTTGAAGCTGATGCAAAGAAAGCTGATTCAGTCATTATCAAATTCTTAGCTTGTGATTTAGATACATTAAATCTCTTAGAAAAGTCATTTACTAGGTTCTTTGGATTTTCACCTCTAATAATTGATTGAGTTAGCTTAGTATGTAACTCATTAATTAAAGCAGGTCTATGTTTGCCCCAAATCCTTTCACTAAAATTTAATCCATCACTAGTCCATGGTTTAGAGATAACTTTATTTATTCTATTAGTATCAAGATTCATTAAACTCCAACCAACGTTTACTCCTTGTTGAACATTAAAAGCTGCATGATAATATCCACTTGTATAAATATGTCTCATTAATTTATCAATACCATCAAGTTCATTTCCATAAAGCACTTCCACTTGTTGCTGTATTTGTAACTTTAAAGCTTCAAGCCTTGTTATATGAACTCTTGCACTAGCATTTTCTAACTCTTTCATCCACTTTTGATTTATAGCATTTTCTTTACCATATTTAATATATTCTTCTACACTCCATTTAAACTCTTCTAGTTCTCTTGTATTTAGTAGTTTCCTAGCTTCTAATAAAGATATTCCTTCATTTTTGGCAAATCTGTTGTACCATGCTAATATATCTTTTTCTATACTATTTATAGCTAGTTTATATTGCTTTTCTAATTCAAGATAATATTTTACACTTTTGTTATTTTGAGCTTCTTCTAATTGTTCAAATCTCTTTCTCCAATAATCATTATGTTTCATCTATGCCACCGTCTTGATTAGGAATTAAATCATCATATTCTTGTTGGCTATTTTCTTTTTTAATCTGTTTTTCTTCTTCCTCTGCATTATCTACAAGCGGATGATTTTTTAAATTAGTCTTTTCTGATATTATTCCAACACTCTTAGAGCATATCTCAGCTAGTTCTAAATCATTTTGAATCATATTCCTAGTCCAAGTTTGCAAAACCCTTTTAGGAGAATATCCTAAATGTCTACATATCATTCTTACTAGTTTAGCAAACCCTAATCTAAACTCTGTTTCCATAAGTCCTGCTTTTAATTCTAACAAAGTGTACAAGAATTTGAGTGCTACACCACTTGTATTTGCAAAGTTTTCGGGTTTAGGGTCAACACCTTGACCTTGGACATAGATTTGCTTTTCTGTTGTTTTAAGAAGTGAATCTCGAGCTTCAATTGGAATATTTATTGTAATTGTACTTAACCCACTCTTATCATCTGCACCACTACTTTGTAAATCAATAGTTTTATATTCTTTAAGTCCTTTTAAAAACTCTGTTAAGTCTGCACCTCCATAGTTCGTAAGAACGAAAATAACTTCTTGTATATCTTCAATATCATTCACAAAACCGCTATAAACCTTGTCGTATACATCAATGAGGTGTTTAACATTATCTAAATCTCTTACCTCTAAATCATTGTTTAGAAATTCGATAAATGGAACTTCTCCAAAATTGTGTTTATATACATTAGTTTGAGTTTCAAGTTTATTATCTAAATTTTTCTCTATAAATTTATTAAGTATCTCCAATCCATTGATATTACTATTTCCATCTTTATTTTGATAAGTATAACAACATTCATCTGTCCAATACTCATAGATTACATATTCTTTTCCTTCATCATCAGTCTTTTTATATTCTCTAAGTACTGCAAGAAGCTTTCTGTTTAAATCTGATGAATATACTGCTCTTATTTGGCGAGGGTCTATATTAGCATATTGGAAGTCATTGTTATCATCCTCCCAAACATGTAACCATGCTTTAGAGCATATACTAGCATTTTTCCCAAGTGTTTTGGCTTCTTTTGGGTATCTATCACCTAAAATATCAGTTATCTTTGAATTTATACCATCATCTCCAACATCAAAAGTAGGCGGATAAGTAAACAGATATGATACTTTTTGGTTAACTAAAAAACCAAACCAATTAAATGGTATTCTATTATCTGCATTTCTTAGTGGATTATTGGCTGTATTTACTTTGCCAACATTATTAGGGCTTCTATCTCTTATAATGTCATTTTCATTTTTATAGTATTTTTCAGCTTCATCAGCTTTTTTAACAAATTTACTATGTTTACTATTAGTTTGTTCAATTAACTTTTTTATTACATCTAGTTCCAATCCATCACCTTCTTCCATTTGGTGTAAGCACTTTAATTCCTGTACCTAATGAATCTGTATAAATAGCATATCTAAGTGCGTCTAATACATCATCCCATTGTTTAATTGGCTCACCTGTATTTTTATTCCAAGCATACATATAAATTTCTTTCCTAAATAAATTAACATTGTCATAAACTATAAATAATGTGTTAGTTTTAAACCTTTTTGCAACTATTTCAATGCCTGACAATATAGCTTTATTAGCATTAAAAGCTTTTATCCCATTTCTTTTAAATGCTGCTAAGTGTTCTGGTCTAGCACTATCACAATGAAACTTTATATTTCCATATTTCTTTTTTATACTTTTAGCTTTCTCTATCCAGTAGTCAATTTCTTTGTGTTGAGCTGAATGTTCTTCTAATAGATATAAATTACCTCTATCATCCTCGCCAATTACAACAATAGCTCCAAAGTGTTCATATCCCCAGTCAACACCTGCAAAATATCCTACAAAATTAATATCATTTAATTTATCCTTAGAAATATAATGAATATCCTTATTAAAATCTTGATAAACTAATCCATCTGCTGACACCCATAAGCCATTTATATCTCTGTCATAAAAAACGCCACTTGGAGTAGATTTTTTAATATTTTCTCTGTATCTTTCACTTAGAAATATATTATCATCCAGTCTATAATGAAAAGATTGAATAACTTTACCATCTGTTTTATCTACAAAGTTAGTTTTTAACCAATGCTCTGGTTGGTCTGGGTTAGTATCTACAAGTATTCTAGCACCTTCTCCACTACATCTTGATTTTATTTCATTAAATACTTCTTCATTTGCAACTGTACCCTCATTTATATATGCTCCAAACGAAGTCATACCTCTTATTCTTCCTAAGTCATTTGTTTTTGAGTGTCCAAAGCAACATACTTGAACTCCAAAAAGTACAAATCTATTATGTTTGTCAAACTTAAATTCAATATCATACTTGTTTGTAAGTTCATTTAGTACATTTCTTTGCAAAGCTCCTAAGTCTGCTCCTGCCAAGATATATTGAGGAAGCTTAATATCTAACTCATTAGCTATCTTTCTAACCCTTCTAAGTTCAAGCAAGAATAAATCATTGTCAATTATTGTTTTTCCTGTTCTTTTAGCACCATAATTAATTAGCATGAAGTAGTCATTATTTAAAGCAAAGTTAAGAACTTCAAGTTGTTTACTATGATATAATTTATCAATCATTTTTTATCACACTTTCAAGCTTATCAAAATATCTATCAAGCTTATCTTCTTTACTTTCTTGATTATTTATCTTTGATTTTAATACTTCTACCCTTGCTCTTTGTTCTTCTGTAGCCAAATTCCAATCCTTATGAATCATTTCATCATACTGCTTAATTAAACTCCTTAACTCACTCATAGCCCTACTCTGTGCATTAAGAAAAGATGCTTGCCTATCCCATGCAAATTGAAATTCATACTCTATCTTCTCTCCATTTTCTGTACTTTCATGTTTCTTTAATTCCTTAATCATTTCTTCCTTGTCTTTAACATACATTATCTTCTGTGCTCTTATTATTGCTGCGTATTGAATTGTTATCTGTTCCCAAAGAATATCAAATTTATCTTTTATAGATATTTCTTGTATCAATTCTCTAGTTTCTTCGGGTAGATACTTTGAGAAGAAACCAAACTTTTCAGCGTTCTTATTCTCTTTTGGAGCACCATGACCAACTGAATTTTTATTAGAAAAGGGTGCACCTCTTTTATTTATAGGTGCACCCTTCTTTTTTTCACTAGCCCAGTTGTATCTTTTTATCCATGACTTTAAAGTGTTTAAGCTAATGTCATACTTTGATGATATTTCCTTTTGTTTCATTCCTTTTAAGTAATCTTGTTTTACCTTTTCTTTGACATCTTGCACATCACCACCTCTTTATTTGTTTGTTTTGGGAATAAAAAAAGAACCTCATAATTGAGATTCTTTTTTTGTTTACTCTACTTTAAGATTCAATTCAAATTCAGTCCCACATTCTAAACATTTAACTTTACCATCTTCTAGTATTTCAAATTCAGATATTTTTTCGCATATTTTACATTTTTCTTTGAACTTATTTCCAACATTTTGTGATGTAAATATAGTAGGGTTATTTTCAACTTCTTTTTTTAAATCATCAATAACACTGTCAAAATTCAAATTACCACTTATCTCAAATCCCACATAATCACCTCCTTATAGTATAGTAAATTCTATGTTATTATACAATATCCTTCAACAATCGTTCGACAATAGCAGAATTCACCACAATTTTATGCTAATATTCTATTGAAAGGAGGTGTTCTTATGAGTAAAAATATTGACATTAGAAATTTAAAGCAATTTCAAAAGAAAATTGAAAGAATGGAACAAAATTTAAAACCTGACTTTGATAAGATTCGCACAATAATTCTTAGCAAGAAATTTATGAACCAACACACTAATTTTGATTCTTTTGATGAACTACTTGCATTTGGTAATTACATAGTCAATTCAGAAGAAGACTTTTTAGCTATTCCTGATAATGAATTTGATTTATTTATAGTTAAAAATACTGATTTCCCAGATTGGCAAACCATGCTTGATTCAGCATATTCAAAATATTTAGAGTCTTGCCTTAGATAAAACATCTAGACAACTTTCAAAATGTTTATCTAATTCTTTTATGATTTCCCTAGATTCCTTTATAAACTCAGCCATATAACACACACCACTTGCAGGTATCTTGAATTCAGAATCTAGGGAATTTTTTCTTTCTGATACTACATCTTGTGTGTTTTTCTTAATCTCCATAATTTCATTCTCCTTTTAATTTATTGTATAAAAAAAGACCATCTATCAAGATAGTCATTTTAGATTTTATGTACTTTTATTTTTTTAGATATTTCAACATTTGAACTAAATAGTCCCCATCTAACGAATCTGTTTCGTCTTTATCAAGGCTTCTTTTTCCAAAGTCTACAAATCCATTATCCTTATAAAATTCAATTAATTTAGGTTTATCTTCACATTCAAGGTACACTATTTTCCCACCCATATCTAACTGTACTGCTTTTATCTTGTCACATGCAATTTTTAGAAGTTCATCACCCTTGATTAATTTATTATAATTATTTGAATAATTCTTTCCTATTTGCCCTATCAAAGGTGCTCCAATAATATATCTTCTTAGTTCTTCATTGTATTGTCCAAACTTCACTATTTTCCTAGCTAAAGAGTTTGATAATGTTTTTCTTTTTATTGTAAAATACTTATTAGCTAGAGTGAAATATCCAACTATAACAGGCTTGCCTTTATAAGAAGTTAGCACTAAATGTGTACTAGCCAAACCCTGTTTAGAAAATTCAATAGCTTTGTTTTTTAAAAATTCTTCTACATCTTTATTAAGGGGACAAGAAAAACTGGAGAGAATTTTTTTAACTTCTTCTTCCTCCAGCTCTCCTAGCATATTACTTAAGTTTACAATTAAATAGCCACTCATTAAAATCTCCCGAATATATCCTTTATTTTATCTTTTGGTACTTCTGAACATTTTTTACTTAATACAACTTCTTTTTCTTGTTTATTTTTAGCATTTTCTAGAGCTGATACTAGATTTCTTCCAAATGCCTTTTTTCTTACATCTACATTTTTTAAAATACTTTTTGTAGCCATAAGTACCACCTTCCACTTCACTATTATAATTTAATTATACTGACGTTACGTTAAATATGCAATATATTTCGAGGAATTATCAGTTGGCATTTTGTACATGATTTTATTATTATTATTCACAATATGTACATTTTATATAATAAAATTACTGTTATTTATAATTAATTTAAATAACTTACACTATAAAAAATTATGTCATATATCTTATGTATATTAATTCAAATGCTTGCTAAGTATTTAATTTTAAGTATGCACATTATAATATACCTAAACAAATAGTATTATGACAATAAAAATTTCTTTTTTCTTTTTAAAAATTAAAATGCTAAGTTTGGAGTAAACTTAGCATTTTTAGTAGGGAGATACATATATTATGTCGCAGGTTCTAAGAATCGAACTTAGACTAGACACCAGTACCTGCATGGTGAGTGAGGTTACCAAGCCCCACCCGATTTTTAGACTTCTGAATTAAGATACAAAATATAAAATTTTGCCCTCAATTTCTCTACTTTTAGTGTATACGTTGATTAATATTTGAACATAGTTAGAATTGAACTAACAGCGTCCTCACGCCCTGCCTAGTCTGTTCGTAGTGACTAGGGCAATCCCTTATACCCTAGTCAAATATTAAGTTTTGAGAGGGAAATCTTTATTTCCACAATACTATTATCTCATGCTTTTTTAATCAAAAAGGGGAGAAAGTAGGGAATAAAGTGGGAATTTCTGGGGAAAAACTGGGGAATTTTCTAATTTTTAAATAATGGGAGTTCATTTTCCTTAATTCTTGGATAAAGCATATCCATAACTTTATACACTAATCTTTCCCTTACACATCTACATGTTTTCCTATCTGAGTTCATCTCTAAGGATATATAAACCATACTATTTTTCATTCTACTATTATAAAACAGTTTAAAAAAATGTTCTTCTCTTATATCTAAGCATGTAAGTGCATTTTCTATTTTCTTCTTTTCTATTTCTTTATCTTTTTTCAGTTTTTTCAATCTAGTAATATCTCTTTCTTTTTTTATAATCTCATTCTCAACAGTTGAATTAAAAGCATATGTTGGACTTACTTTTTCATCATATCCAACAGCCTTACACCCAAATATCTCATTTTCTCTACTTTCTATATCTAATTCAAGATTCTTAATTTCTGCACTTAAAAATTTATAATGATGTAATCTACCTTCTACTTTTTTAAATAGTTCTTTTTTATTGATATTATTATCCATACTTCCACACTCCTGTTTATGTTATAATAATCTTGGATAAAAGTTTTATATTTTTGACAAGTGGAGTGTGAAAGCACTCCTTTTCCTTTTTTTTGAATAAATTTAACTTACTATTGATAATTGACTATTTAAAAGTCTTATTTCTTCTTCAAACACTATAGGTAACTTATAATTGTTTACAATCTCTAATACTTTATTTAATTGACAACGCTTTATAGCCTTATAACTATCTACTCCAAACTCTCGTTTAATCTGATGGTATATATCATTGTATACTTTACCTCTTAAAGATTTATTTTTATAAGCCTTACTTCCATGACCTCCTAGTGATTTTGTTGCTACCTTCTTAACTTCTTTTACAATACTTTCACATTCAATATTGAATAGTGGTGCATCATCCATAAAGTTCTCTAATTTCTCATTAACATTCTCTATTTTAGTTTCTAAGACTTCTTGTTTCTTATCTAGCATAAATATAGCCTGTAACTCCTTTGATGCACTTAAAAGAGGATTATTTAGTTCTTTTCTCATAGAGAAATATCCATCAACTAACTTCTCATATAATTCCCAAGCTATATCATCTTCTAATATTTTTAATAATTTTGCATAACCTCTTTCAGATAATATATAAATCCCAGATAATAACCCTTTGTTTTTTAACCCTCTATAAGAATTAATTGATTGTTGAGTAAATCCTAATTCTTTTATTTTGGTATCGTCCAAACCGACACCTAACAAATCTAATATATCTTTTCCATCTTTAAATCTTTTTCTATTCTTATTTATAAGCTCATTAATCTGTCTAGATTCTCTATTATGTATCTCGGCTATATCTTTTACTAGCATTGCTTTCTTATGTTCTCCAAATCCACCCTCAATGTTATGAAATTTCATTCCCTCGATTTCTAAAGTTCCAAGTACTGTTATTTCTTTATTTATATTTTCATTCATAATTTATCTCTCCTTTGTCGTTTGATATATTCTTTATTTAGCTTTTTCACATTTTTATGAAAAACTAAGGGCATAATTTAACGAACGGATTTTTCCGTTGGTTAGATAACATCTTCTAATATAACCTCAACCCTGGGATTATCGCTATAATATTTACTAGCTACAACCTCAACAATCTGTGTATCATCCTTATAAGCTATCTCATTGAGTGAATCAGCTACTACTTTAATGACATTATCAATGTCAGGCTTTTTACTAGGTCTTAACACATTATTTCTTTTCTGCTCCTTAACCTTTTTACTGTTACTTTTAGCTATAGAATAATAACATCTTAAAGTCATTTTTATATAACCTTCAAAGTAATATTTAACTTTAGATTGATATAGCCATTTTATTAGGTCCTCATAATTCTTAGTCTTATTAGGTGTATAGGTCCTTTTAGCGTAAGTATTCATTCTTGGTCTTTCCTTGCCAACTGGCTCTCCATCTATTACAAGAAAAACTTTCATTTTTTCACCTTCTTAGCCTTCTTCCTACATTCTTTACAACAATAAACATCCTTAGATTTTTCTTCAAGATAAAATAACTTACCACACCAACTGCATCTTCTTCGTTTCATAAGCTCACTTCCTATTTAGCGTAAATCTTCTAGCTCTAAGTGAGAGTTTATTTTTGTTAGTTCTTCTTCTAGAACTTCCAAACACTTATTTTTATTTTTTAAAATACTATTTGTAGAACGGCATTTTACTGTAATACCAGTTGGAATATGAGTAACTTCAACAGAATAATCTTTACTTTTCACCATTTTCAAATCTTTAGGATGTATAGTATATCCATTTTCTAATTCATATAGCTCATTTTTACCTTCAAGATAGCTTTCGCATTCTTTGAAGTTATTAATTTCAATTCTTTCAAGCATACACATATCTTCAAAGTAGTTTTTACAATTATAATTTTCACAATATATATTAGCCATTTAACACACTCCTTTTATAAGTCAAAGTAAGTCTATAACATTCTAGTTTCATTCACAAACTTACCTTGACTTTATTTTTATAATTATCTTTCTGCATCCTTCTCTAACCAATTTTTATATGCTGTATCACAATCTTTACTTTCACAATCTCCCTTATCATTTATACAACTACCACAAATCTCTTTTCCAAATTCCTTATACACTTCTCTTTCATTAATATTCTTTAACTTGCACATTTCTTTATTAGTCATATGCTCACTCCTTGCATTTTCTAAATGATTCAACTACCATTTCAGTCTCTCCACAAGTATCTTCTGTAAAATCTATTTGTCTCCCATTAAATTCTCTTATATAATCTGCTATATCATATACTCTTTGACATTTATTCTCTATACAGTTACAAATATCATTTATATTTATTTCGTTTGGAATTTCAACTATAACTTCATGTTCTAAAGTCACTTTTTCCTCAAACTTAATTTTATATTTTTTCATTTTAAATACTCCTTTATTTCATTTTTGAGAGTTACAAAACACTTCAACAATAATTTATACTAAAAGATATTTTGTAACTCTCTAAACTGTTTTAATTAGATATTTTCACTTATATTTCTTCTAACATTTCCTCGAGTTTATTTTTTAATAAATCATATTTTTCTTTAGTTTCTAAATCTAATATTCTAACTCTTCCTTGCTCTGCTATAATAGCTATATTTGAACTTTCACATATCATCTGTATATAATTTACAGAAGCATTTATCATTTCTAATCTATCATCCATTCTTATACACCTCTTTTATTGTCGCAATTTTCACACTCTTTTAGATTCAATCTATACTCATAAACTCTACCAGCTATAAAACTACCTACTATAAGTATTAAACTAGCCAAGATGTTCATTTTCTAACATCTCCTTACGTTCTAAGAACTCTTTTTTAATTTCTTCCAAATTCTCGCATTCATTACCAACTACTACATATTTTTTGCTATTCATTATAGTTGCTTTACTTGTAATTTCCTCCCATTTACCTTCAAATTGCTTTAAATAATGCCATTCAACATATAATTCAAGAGCATAATTTTCTTGTCTTACAATTCCATATTCATATTTATTTTTAGTATTATAGGGTTCTTTCAATATATCTCCCTCATAAATTTCTTCATTATTTCCAGACCAACATTTAGAGAATACTCCAATATTAGATACTCTTTGCCATTCACAATCTTCTTTTAGCATAAATAAACAATCTACTGCATCACTCCACTTTATTGTTTCAGAATAAATCCACTTCTCATTCTCAAAATCATAACCTCT